CACTTTTGACACCCTTTATAGTGTAACTGTTCCCCTATACTATAAACTACTTACTAAGGCTTTTTTAAAGATATATAGAGAGTCAGTATGCTTGGGTAAGAAAGCTATAGGGCGGTGTGGGTTCTCACGTAGATTCCGTTCAAACGTACCAACCGGGACTTTTCCGCCAGCCCTCAACCTTTTCGCTGTAACGTCATCGGAACTTGACACGTTTGCTCGCTGTGGTAGGATTACTGCAGGACCCGTTCATGATACCGATGGCTGCCTTCCTCCTTCGTGTAAAATAGAGTAGTCAATCATGAATGTTGTTCTCCTTGTTAAAAACCCTTCGGGGTTCTCAGGCCGGTCATCCGGCCTTAGTTTTTTCTAACGGAGACTACTCATGTACCTACTGCTCGCTCTACTGTTCATCAAACACTTCCTGTTCGACTTCTATTGGCAAACTCCTTATATGCTGCGTAAGTCCGCTGAGAAAGGTTGGCGCCTGCCGCTGACACTTCACGTGACGACCCACGCCGTGGCCACCCTGGTCATCCTGCTCTTCTTCATGGACCTGCCGACAGCCCTCGTGATCGCCGTCTCCGAGTTCATCATCCACTGGTCGATTGACTACTGGAAAGCCCAGAAAGCCAAGGCGGAGTTCAACTCTCGGGCGTTCTGGAACTACCTCGGCCTGGACCAGATGTTCCACAATCTGACGTACCTGTTGATCATTTTTTGGTATTCCCTTTACATGGCGGCTTTTTAAGCATATAGTGGTGGCAACAAGAGGAGATATTCATGTTGCCACAAACTTTCGCTATGCCGGGTCGTCGTCACCCGTACGTTGATTTACAAGATCTGTTCGAGATGTATGACCTGTCTGGACGCTTCCGCGACTGGATCCGCCGCACTGTTAAACCCCTGCTGGGCTCGGCCGTCGTGGAATACCACAAAGAAGGCACTGATCTTCGCGAGAAGAACTACTGCATCGCCGCACCGAACGCTCACGCCCTGATCGCGACCCTGCCTGAAGACAAGCGGGAAACCCAGGCGGCGAACGTGGTGACTCCAGCAACGCCGGCACAGGAAGGTCGTCAGCACTTCCGTCTGCGTCTGCCAATGCACGGCCTGAGCCACAACGCGATGTACGAACCCACCAGCTTCGGTGCTCGTCGCCAGCTGCGTCGTTCGGCAGAATACAACGAGTGGGCCGAAGTCTTCCAGTCGCACGTGCCGGCCAAGCCACGCTGGCTGAAGAAGAACCGCAACGTTCACCTGGAAATCAAGTTCGGTCATACCCAACCATTTGACACTGAGAACCTGATGAAGTCGGCGATTGACACTCTGTTCTCGACCTGGCGTCTGAACGATAACTACGTTCGCTCCGGTGCGTTCTCTTCAGAGATCGTCCGCGGTAAATCGGATGGCTATATTCTCATTGATGTCTACCAATGATGGTATAAGTAACGTGTAAACAAAAGGGCTCACTTCGGTGGGCCCTTTCTCATTCTTAAGGAGATAGATATGCTTGCATCTAAAATGAAAACCCTCGCCGCTAACATCGACGCGTGTGTATCCCGCGAGTGGGATACCATCATTAAACGTATCGAAGACCGTGCCTGTGTCGGTAATACCCGCTACGAATATGTTCTCAAAACCGAGAACCCTGAGGTGATCGAGATCCTGCAAAGGAAACTCAAATCGGAAGGCTTCGAGTGTCGGTATGCAGAAGCGCCAAGTTTGGATGATGTGGTCCGCACCTTAGAAATTTCTTGGGTTAACTATCTATGAGTGAACCCGACTACGATCTGGACGATTTCATCATGTTTCAAATGGTGAGTATCGGAGTTGCCCTCTCGATGCCCAAACCTCAGCAGACGGTATCAATCCCTGAGTATCACCGTATGACGCCGGGCATGCAGTACCTGACCCGCAAGATGATCACTGAGATGGGTTACGAAGTCCGCGGTACTGACATGTTCAATCCGCGTTTCACCTTCTGGCAAAAAATCAGGAAGTCCCTATGCATGCTCAAACCCAGTTAGAAAAAGCGCTCCAGTCTCGCTTGGGTCTCACCAACAAGTGGGTGATCAAGATTGACCAAGAGCTTCGTGAGGCTGCTCAGAACGGTTGGCCGAAGATTCATTCCCCAGAGCTCTTAAACGAGCCGGAGGAAGTGCAGGACCGTGTCATAGGATATTTCCGTGACCGGGGTTATCAAGCGTATCGCGGGGAGTATTCCGGATACGGTCTGGATACCGTTTGGTTCAGCAGTGAGCCGAAGCAAGAAAAAGAACCTGGTGTGATCTCCCAGGTCATCCACCGTTTGTTTGGTGGCAGCAAGGATCGACATTAACTACAACAAAGGAGTTTATATGAAAGCAGAAGAAGCAAAGAAGATCTCTATCAGTTCCCGTCCTAAAGCAGTAACTCAACTCCTGGAGCTCGTGCTCATGGAGATTGAGAGCATGGCACATCGTGGTGCGGCATACCTCCGGACATCCTCCATTAAGAATTCCCCTGAGGCCATCCGTCAGCCCGTACTGGATGAGTTGAAGAAGCTCGGGTATGAGACCGCTTCCTACGGCGATGGCGACCATAAGGTCATCTGGCCATAACTAAAGGCTCCGGGTTCGCCCGGGGTTTGATTAATCTAACGGGGTATACTCATGAAGAAATCACCTGTTGCCCTGGCCATCCGTCACGTTCTGGCGGTCAGCGGAAAGTTCGTCTACCACTACGGCCCGATCTCGCCGTACACCACTGAATTCAACCGAAACATTTACTACCGTATGCTACTGGGTGATCGCTTAATGACGGCACGCAGCCCGGGTAAAACCACATTTATCAAGGATGTTCTGTATGCTGAAAAGTATTCTGCAAAAGTTCGATAAGCTTCGTAACGCCTCATCTTCAACGGTGACCATCAATGGTAAGACGGTGGTGGGCCGCTCGATCGTCGGTCGGGATGGCAAGATCTTCGTGGACGGCAAGGAGATCGAAACCGACGGATCTTTGAAGATTGAGATTCACGGTGACGTCGTTCAGCTGCAGGTTGACGCCGGCGAGGTCAACATCACTGGGCATTGCCAGGAAGTGAAAACTGGGTCGGCCAACGTCATGTGTGCTTCCGTCGGCGGCAGCGTGCAGACAGGATCGGGCAACATTTCCTGCACGGCCGTCTACGCTGACGTCTCAACACATTCCGGTAATATCGTTGCTGAAGAAATCCACGGGTCCGCCTCTTCCCGGTCTGGAAATGTAATTTCTGGATAAAATACTTGACGAGCCCGCCAGGGCTCTGATAGTATCCTCGTTACTTTTTAGCTTCGAGGAATTACCATGAACAAGCAAGTCGTACTGGTGCAGTTTAATAAGCGTTCTACAGTGAACCTTCTGTCGAAGGATCTGGATGTTATTATCGGCATGAAAGGTTACAGTCTTGAGAAAGTGGCTTCGGCGTTCTCTATGCTGTCCGGTAAAGACCTTGGCCTCAAGGACCTCGAGCTGCTGTTCCTGATCATCGAGCTGGCTGAAGCGTTATCACCAGGTTTAGTGACGCCACGTCTCGAGCCGTTCGGTACTCCAACTCCGCGTCATCCAGGTTGGCCATACCAGAACACCGTGATGTGTGGATCAACCACTGATAGTGTCATGGACGCACTTTCACGGGCAGCAAGACAGTAAGTTAATCTCCGTTTAGCGCAGTCTGGTAGCGCGTCTGCTTTGGGAGCAGGATGTCGGAGGTTCAAATCCTTCAACGGAGACCAATTTGGGAGAGTGGCTGAGTGGTTTAAGGCAGCGGTCTTGAAAACCGTCGGCCCCGAGAGGGGTCCGTGGGTTCGAATCCCACCTCTTCCGCCATCGGGGATTTAGTTTAGTTGGTAAAACATCTGCCTTGCACGCAGAAGTCCAGGGTTCAAATCCCTGTTTCTCCACCACTTCGATAGAGTCCTGGCTCTCTAAAACCGGGAGGTTCGATGATTCTTATTGCTGATGTGCAGTATGGTGAAACGAATTGGGCCGCCGGCCTGGTTTACGACCACTGGAAAGCTGATAAACCTCGGCATGTCTACCGAGTAGATGTGGGCCCAGTCGATGAATATCAACCTGGGGAGTTTTACCGACGTGAACTTCCTGCCCTCATGAAAATCATTGAGGGTTCTGTTCCAGTGACCACCGTTGTCATCGATGGGTACGTCAATCTTCCAGATCGTCCAGGCCTTGGCGCCCACCTGCATTTCGCGACCGGTTTACCGGTTCTTGGAATTGCAAAGAAGTATTATGAAGGGACTGACCTGTCCGCAGGCGTTCTTCGTGGGAAGAGTGAGAAACCACTCTGGGTTACAGCAGTGGGTGTTGACAACCCACAGCAGATCGTGAGAGAGTTACCTGGTCAGTACCGACTCCCAGAGTGGGTTAAACTGGCTGATCAAATCGCACGGGGCTATGGTATTAGCGGTGAACATACTGGCCTGTCACGCCGGAGTCGCGGGTTCGAATCCCGCTAGCCTCGCCAAATTAGGGACGCAGACTTTACAACTTCGGAAGTTTAGTCTGAATCCCGCCATACAATGGGTTGGTAGTTTGCAGGGACCCTGATCAGGTCTTACCGAAAACGCCCGGGGTCCAACCCGGGAGACGCAGATAACAAATGCTGCACGACCCGCCAAACAAAGTCCCGCACCTATCCGGTCCGCCAGGTCAGGAGGGTTCGCAAAGCGGGCATTACTTTAGGAAGATTGGCAGAGAGGCCGATTGCAGCTGGTTGCTAACCAGTAGGCCCCGCAAGGGGCCCATAGGTTCGAATCCTATATCTTCCACCATCGTACACGCCGTAACATATCCCCTACAAACGCTTACACCGAATGCCTCACCACTCCCGTAAACTTGCTGAGTAACGTGAAAAGGAGATCTCTCCATGTTCAATTGGCTCATCAGAAAACTCGGAGGAGTACCCATGAGTGATATTCAAGCTGTTGTTGTGTCCCCAGAAGAACTGGCTGCTGCTAACCCGGTTCAAGATCCTACCCCGCCGGTCGAACCCGCACCCGAGATTATCCCTGACGAGCCGGCGACTGAAACCGACTTCGACAAGGTAAAACGTCTGGTTGCCAAGGTGGAAGCCGGGATCGAAGAAGCCTTTGATGATGCCCTAGGCATTGCAACCGACCTCGGTGGTAATGTGGAAGGTCACCTCAAGGACTTCTTGAAGGAAGCTGGGTACGCCCTGCCGGCCTTCGACAAGATCGTGTCGTTCGCCAAGAAGCACCTGTAAGAAAAGGCTCCTCCGGGGGCCTTTTTCATGTTATGCTCTCGTTTCACACAGGAGATCAACATGAAAATCATTGCTGCCTTCCCTGGCGCCGGTAAGTCTTTTTTATCCAACAAACATCCACACATCAGTGATTCCGACTCAAGTCATTTCGATAAACGTTACTTTCCTACCAACTACTTAGATCACATCCAAGCGTTATACGATCGCGGTGTGTGCACGTTCGTGTCCAGCCACTCGTTGGTCCGTGAAGGTTTGGTCAAGCGGAATCTGCCCTTCCTGCTGGCCTATCCGGATCACGCCTGCCGGGATGAATACATGGAGCGTTACTCCCAGCGTGGTAGTCCGGTAGCTTTCCTTGAGCTGCTGTACAACAACTGGGACACATGGCTTGACGAGTGTGTTGCTCAGAAAGGCTGTGAGCATCTGGTGCTTGGCCCGGGCGTGTTCCTGGAAGACGCGATCGGGTGGGGATTCTACCTGAAGTAATCGAGGGTCTCCTGGTATAAGGAAAGTATCATAACCAGGAGACTTATCATGAAACTCACCCTCAAGAAGAAAGGCCTTCGCCAGTTCACTGTGCTGTTCGTCCGTCAAAATGTCCACGTGTTCCACCTTCCTGAAGACTCCCGGGCGGCGTCCGATCGCATCTATCGGATCCTTGACGAGGTCAATCCAGGTACCAACGCTCGAGAATTCTTTGACGAGATGAACCAAGCTGTGGCATCCTTGTCTCGTAGTCATCACGAAAATCGCCCGACGTCCTTCTACTGTGGAGACGTCTGTTTAACTTTGGAGAATTAGCATGGACATGACCGAACACTTACTGGGGCGTCGTTACGACCCCGCACTGTACCCGACGCAATGGATGGATCAGGATTCCCTGACCGTCCCGCTCTTCGATTTCGGAGGGCGCCTGAAGGGGTTGCAGTCGTACCATCCTATTATTCCCTAAGCAGCACGAAAATCCGAAGCTCGCTCGTTACTTCACGCGGTGCTTCTCCCAGACGCAGTGCCTCTGGGGTACGGAACTTCCGGTCAGGACCGGTGTCGTTTTCCTGACGGAGTCCGTGTTTAAGTCTGCAGCCCTTCACCAACTGGGCTGGGACTCGTGGTCGGTGAACGGATCGGACGTGCAGGACAAGCTGTACCACCAGCTGACCCTACTGCCGTATCGTTTCGTGGGTGTCGGTGACGACGACTCTGCTGGCGAAAAACTTGCCGGGCTGTTCAAACAGGGTGCCGTAATGGACGACCTGGACGAGAGAACTCCGCAAGAGCTCAGGGATTTACTCGAATGTTTCCTCTGACTTGACAGCTTCCCGGGCCTGTGACATACTGCAGGCCTTGGGGAGTTGGCAGAGCGGTCGATTGCGGCAGGCTGTAAACCTGTTCTGAAAGGCACGGTGGTTCGAATCCATCACTCCTCACCAATGTCAGTCTGAGCACCCGAGGGAACTCGGTTATGAGAAACAGTTAAGACACTCGCGATGACTGGCGCCACGCACCTTTAGCTCAGATTGGTTAGAGCGTCGGCTTGAAAACCCGAAGGTCGCTTGTTCGAGGCAAGCAGGGTGCACCATCGCAGGAATGATGGAAAGGTAGACATGGGCGGCGACAGTCGTCTTGCCGATAGGCGTTGGGAGGTTCGAGTCCTCTCTTCCTGCACCACTTCGATTGGGGTTTCGCCAAGTTGGTTAAGGCATCGGACTTTGATTCCGACATTCACAGGTTCGAATCCTGTAACCCCTGCCATTAAGGATCTACTCAATGCTCCTTTTTAGTTTCTACGCACTGACACTCACTGGTATGTTCACCATGTCCTTCGGCTCGTTCGGCACTTGGTTGCTGTGTACGATGATGGACGTCACCCGGAAACTCATCCTGCTGCCACTGGGCATCGGGCTTTTACTCGTTTGGATGGCCAAACACTTCTTTTTAGCTGGAGTATGCTCATGATGTTCTTTACCGTTCTCGGCTGGTTGATCCTGGTACTTCTCGCTCTCGGTTTGACTCTCTGTCTTCCATGGTTGATGTTGATCATGTCCAACTTTGGCGGGGCTAAAGATGGTGAGAGGTGGGCAGCTCTAGTCCCGTTTGCCCTGGGCTGCCTGGCACTCTACGGGTTATTCACCCATTCTCCATTCCATATCGTTCTGTCGTAATGGTATAAGTATGGTAGAGAGACAGATAGCTCAAATGGTTAGAGCGCAACGGAATACCCTTCGTTGAGGTTGGGGGTTCGAGACCCCCTCTGTTTAGCTTTAAAATCTCCCTATAGGAGAATCCCATGCAGAAAGAATCCGGTTTTTTATTTACCGCACTGGGTGGCCACGTTCTACAGAACATCGCCGGTGCCAAACTCGTTAAATCCCGCGGCTTCCTTGAAGACACGGCCAAAGCTCTGATGTCCGGGGCACTCGCCCGTAACGCCCGTGCCGGTACGCTCAAAGAAGCGGCCAAGACGGCGGTTACCAGTGTGGGTGTCCCGGAGGCGATCATGGCTCAGCACCGTGCCTTCGAGGCAGGCCGCACACTGTATCGCCGTGCCCGTGCCATGGGTATTGATCCGAATAAGCTCACCAAGAAGGAAGCAGCGAAAATGCGTATGCTCGTGGAAGGCCGCCTTCCGGAGAAACACATGACGCCGCTGACTGAACGGGCTAAAGCGTTGCTCGGAAGTAATACCCTGCCGAAGGGCACGATCAAAGCCGACGCCGTGAAGCAAGTGACCCAGCGCCCCATGGGTAACCTGTCGCCGCACTCCCGCTCGGCGATCATTACGGGCAATGCCATCGCGTCGATTGCTGAACCCGGCATCGGTGCGTTGAATGCCGCGAAGTTCGGTACCGAGCTGAAGAGTTTCCAGAACACCCGACTGGGTAAATACGTTGAGAAGAACATGGTGCAGAAGCCGCTGTCCGATGCGTTCTCGTCCGGTGCCTCGGGCCAAGCCATGAACAACCTCAAAGCTTTCAGCTACAAGTACGGGGTCAACGGGGCCGTCGGTCAGGCGATCGAAGGGGCTCATAAGCTTGGCAGCAACTCAATGAAGAAGTTGCCAGGTGGTATAAGTAAGAAGTAACGGAGGATTTATGACTGGTATCGCAATCATAGCAATATGCATCGCCGCAGCATTCTACTTCTTTAAGGGTCGCTAAGACCCTTCTTTTTGGAGAGCAAAATGTACAAGCACCAACGCGGAGAGATCAAGGAGAGTGCCGTCAAGGCCATTCTCCATGACCCTCTTTTTAGCCAGAAAGTGGAGCGTCCCAAGAAAGGGAAGGGCTCTTACAAACGCACTAAGACTTGGTCATCCGGGCGCGAGCCTGTTTGACCAGTTTCCCCACGTTATCTTCCTGAATGGCTTTCACGCCAGGACGCTTTGAGTTCGCCGCGACGGTGTAGTTGTTGGTGAATCGAGCAGGATTGATCATAGTTACCTCCAAATTGATTTTATCGTAATCCTCAGGTATAGTCGAGAAAACCGGAGGACCATCCTATGCTCGACTACTCTATCATTGCCGCTTACTTCAAAGGGGCCGAAGAAATTCGCCCGACCTTCACTGACTTTACCGACTTCACTGCGTGCTTCGACGTGATGCAGGATTCCCTGCGTCTGCGTCCCGGTGCCTACATGTCACTCAATTACCTGATCGAGGCGGAAGATCCTTTGGATGACCATGAGGTCATCGTCCGTTACGGATTCGCCGGCAAGGAAGGCCGCATTGTTGCTTCCATCCTGGAAGAAGACGGTACGCTGCTGAACACCGGTTTCCTGATCGCGATTGACCAAAAGACCGCGAAGCTTCACCTTCTCCCGATCGGTCGAGAACCTGAAGAAGTCGTTGATGATGCCCTTAAAATCATCCAAGACTATGGCACTTTGATCGTTGCCGGAATTAACTGGGGTGCCTTCCTGCTGCATGAACATGCGGAGGGTGGCATCTCGCAATACTTCGAAGATGCACACAACCAGGAGATCCATTGATGAATACTACCGATCGAGTGTCTTCACTCGTTAAAGCCGCAGGACTGCGAATCGTCCCTGCGAGCCACTACACCCGTGGTGCTGCCCGTGACATCACGGAAGCGGCTATCAAAAAGCTGAAAGAACCGAAGGGCTTTGCTGGGGCGGATCTGTCGACCCGCAGCACCAAGTTCTTCAAAGAAGCCAGCGACCGTTCAAAAGAAGTTGGCAAAGATGCATTAATCACTGCAGCGGGTGCAGCTAATGGTGGTGCATTGGGTTACGTCGCTCGTGCAGACATGGCCAATAACCGCATTAAGAACCACGATGCCCGTAGGGGTTTCTCTGCAATGAAGTCCGGTTCTCCAATTGAGAAAAACCTGGCGGATTCTGCTAAACGTGTACGCCGTATGAAACCTGCGGTTGGACGTCTGGCCCGTCGTGCAGGAGCGGTAGGTGCTCTGGCCGGTGCAGCTCTGGGCGCTCTGTCCATGAAGAAAGAAGCTGCTGCTAAGCCGATGATCCACAAGGGTCAACACTTGCTGCCAAAAGGCGCCCAGATCCCTGCCGGTGCCAAAGACGTGTCGCCAAAGGCCGTCCTGAAATCCCGTGCTGGTAAAGCCGGGAAGGTGCTCGTTGCCGTGACCGGTGCGGCTGCCCTGGCCGGTGCCGCTAAACATCGCCTGGAGAAGAAAGCGTCTCAGAAAGACGGCAAGGGTCACTTGTCAGTCGGCGGTGCGGTAACGGCTGGTGCCGGTTACGCTGCCACTCGTCGTTACAGTATTGACGGTCTGAAAGCTATTGCCGGTCTGAAAGCCCAAGAGAAATACATTCGTAGTAAGGGTGGTCGTATCGCTCCGATCGATGTCCGTATGGCAATGGACTCGTTTAAGAAACCACTGGCTCGTCGTGTTGGTAAAGCGGCTCTGAAAGGTGGAGCACTGGCTGGTGCCGCAGCTGCCAGCGTCAACAAGCTGATGGACAACCACAAAGCCAAGGCCCGCATGCAGAAGCAAGCGGAGACCGTCGGCTCGCAGGGTTCCAAGGAGATGAAGAAGCTCGTCAACTCCAATGGGAAGAAAGGCCACATGGCGCTGCAGCCGGGTGCTGACAAGAAGCCGGTGAAGACTCCGACCAAGAGCAAGAACCCGCTGGCTAAGCAAGCAGCGGAGATGATTGTCCGGGACGGCGTGAAGCACCGTAAGGGGACGCCGGGATCTGCCGCGGCAACCATGGCAGGAGTCGCAGGTGGTTTGACTGCAGCGACCAACTTCGCAGCCTATAAAGCGGCCAAGAAGCATGCTCTGGGTGAGGTGATTTCTCGCCGCTCTATTCTTAAAAACGTGCCACAGCAGGCCGCACTGAATGCAGCCTACGGGTATGCTTACGGGAAGATCCGTGGTCACTTCCGCAAGAAACGTGGTGAGGTTGACACTTCCCATGCAGACTTCAAAAAGCTGAAGGCAGGTAAGTAATGGCCGAACGCAACCGGGACAAGGATAAGGCTGCACTGGCGGGGGCGGCTTCGGCCGTCCTTGCTTCTCGGGCCCCGAAGAACCTTTTGGGTTACGAGAAGGTTCACCACGGTACCAACTCCGCAGCTTCTCAGAGTATCAAGAAGACGGGCTTGAAGAAGTCCTACGCGGGAAGCGGGGTTGCAGGTAATGACGTGGCGTTTGGCCGTGCCACGCACAATGACGTGAAGGGTAAAGTCTACACGTCGACAATGGCGTCGGTTGCGGATGCTCACCGTCCGGGCCTGGGTGAATTCAAGATGGGTAACCGTCTGACCGCCCGTGTGCCGTACCGTGCGAAGAAACGCTTGGCGGAAGACCACGTGTTCAAGAACATGGTGGAGGGAAAGGACTCCCACACGAACTACAACCGTGCCCAGCGTACTTTGGCGAAGCCTCAGTATAAGTCGCTCCGGATCTACAAGCACTCGATCCCTTCCCGCTTCATCGAAGGGGGTCATGACTACAAGGGCCGCGGGCAGTTCGTGAACAAGGGTAACCTGCGTCGCTATCTGTCGCAAGCCGGCGGTAAAGCCCGCTTTGCCAAAGGTGTAGCAGAAGCCGGGGCAGCCGGCGCCAGCGGTCTCTACGCTGCAGCCAAAGCCCTGAAGGCCCGTCGGGAAGCCAAATCTTGACGGAAAGAGCCCACCGGTGTAAGCTGGCGGCTCTACTCACAGGAGAATACCATGAAAGATCAACACGAAAAGATCAAGGGTTACCGCGATCTGTCCCAGGAAGAAATCGATGCGATGAACCACGTCAAGACGGCGGGTAACGCACTGGGCGAAGTCATTGCTCAGCTGGAAGCCATCACCGGTCTGGACCAACGCTTTGTCGCCATCGGTAAGACCGACATCCAGAAAGGCCTGGCCATGCTCATCCGCGGTATCGCCCAGCCGACGACTTTCTGCTAATGAACGCATGGGGTTGGGCCACGGCGGCCGTTGTCTTTGCTACCCTGGGGTTGATGATTATTGTCGACCTCCGGGAGGCCAAGCAGGAATGTGAAGAGGTGAAATCCTCGTACCCATACTGGCTTACCGCCGCGTTCTGGGTTTCCCTGCTTTCCCTCTAAGCTCCTTCGGGAGCTTTTTTCATTTCAGGGGTTGACACCCGGATCGGCCTCGGTTAGGATTACTCCATCGCTCCCTGGTACGTGGGAGCCTAAAGTGCCAGCGGGTCCCGGCGAGAGTGTCTAATGATCTCAAAGGATGACCACTGATAACGTACAAGGCAAACTGTGAAGGTTTCTTTCTCTTTCTTTCCTTCACGACCTCCTTAGCTGGTAGTCACGCCAGTGCCGACAGAGTGATGATTGTGCCCGGATGACCTATCGTATAGTTGGTAATTACGGCGGACTGTTAATCCGTTTACCCTGGTTCGAGTCCAGGTGGGTCAGCCAAAATCTCGTCTCATAGCCCCTTTAGGGCAGGTTCCGAATCCTTGAATGAGAGCCTGCCCGTTTTTTCTGGAGAGTAAAATGTTTACAGCGGATCAAATGCGGGCGTACGAGAAGTTGAGTGTTGAGAGTGCATCTGCCCGGGCTTCCTGTGGTCGAGGGTCTTCGGACAACGAACCAACAGAAAAGACGGGGCCAAATGTACTTTTTGAATCCATTGAGGCGCTGGCTTTTGCGTCCGAAGGCCTAAGGGCAGCGAGTTGACAACTGAGGCGCCGCCTCAATGGATTTAACCGAGAGTGGTGAAACTGGTATATACATGAGACTTAAAATCTTCCGCTCGTAAGGGCATGTGGGTTCGACTCCCACCTCTCGGACCAGTATTATGCTTCTATAGTTCAGTTGGTAGAACGCTTGCCTTGTAAGCAAGATGTCCTGGGTTCGATTCCTAGTGGGAGCACCAACGGGTAGACAGGCTTGTAACGACACGGCGAGGGTACCCTAAGCGTGTCAGCGTGAGGTTCGATTCCTCACCTATCCACTAATTTGGGAACTGTACGGTACAGCTATCAGCTCACCGTTGAAAGAATACGGACAAGTCGGCTCGACTCAAGACGTACAGTTTCCTCTCTGCATCCTAAGTGTTGAAGGTGGCACGGCGTCCTTCCAAGTCGCGAGGACCGGTTCGAGCCCGGTAGGATGCTCCATTCTGGAGATAACATGGCTTACGTCAAGTTGTTAGCAGTATTGGCAGTGATCATTCTGGCTGTAATTGCAGCTTATTCACTGGCAGGCATTATCATCGCGATCATCCTTTTCGCTTTGGTGATTGGTGTGGTTTCGGGACTGTGTGAGCAGATCACGGAGAGCATCAAAAAGAAGTTTCGGTAAAGTAGCTCAGAGGCAGAGCAGCTCCTTCATACGGAGACGGTCGGTGGTTCAACTCCACCCTTTACCACCAGATAGTTGATGCAGTGCCAGCGATGGAGGTGATCACTATCTTGATGGTCCTAATGGACAAGTCCGAAGGTGCCGCCGCGAGGCAAGATCCAAGGGCGAGCTCGATTGCGAGCTAGAGTTCTGGGAACTCACCGGGCTCATAACCCGGGGCGAAAGCTTAGAGTGGTTCGATTCCACTGCTCGCTTCCACATTACCTTCAATGTAACGTAAAGGTTACCGTACCGGCCCAAAACCGGTTTAATGTAACGTAAAGGTCACAGTATGAAGCCATATGGACAGAGTAGAACCTACAGTTGTGGCAGAGTAATCAAATGTCGCAACGGTGGGAAGGTTCACTTTCGGATTGGTCCACAAGCAATTTCGAAAGGCAGAGAACGGCGTGTTGGCAGAATGATTATGCACGATCTTGCAAACATCGGTTATCCTGGTTTGATTCCAGGGCACGCCTCCAAACAATTTAGTTGACGCAACAATACATTTCCCGTACTATCTCTCTCAAAGGGGGCTTCGTCTAGTGGTAAGACAGTGGCTTCCAAACCCATTAACCGGCGTTCGATTCGTCGAGCCCCTGCCAGAGAGATACGATCATGCAAGACACTATCCTGAAGTACACTGATCTGCTGCACACCGCCGGCGCCGTCGACACGGGCTTCCGTAACGAAGTGCATGCTGCCAAAGACAAAACGTCCTTATTCCTGGTTCTGGCCCTTAAAGTGCTGGAAATCGTCATGAAAGTCCTGAAGCAACTCGCTGCCCGGAGAAAAGCATGAGCCTCACCAAACTGAAAAAAGACGCGAAGAAACTGTACGAGCGTGGGCATCTGAGTCAGAGCCATTGCTGTGACATTCTCGGTATCAAAGAGCCGAAAGGCCCAGTGAAGAAGACTTTGGTGATTGCTGCCGCTAAGTTAGCTTCCCTGTGCGTTTCCCTGTCGGAGCCGAAACAATGAAATTCCGTAAGCGCCCCGTAGAGATTGACGCCACCCAGTGGTTCAAGAACGGTGATCACCCTTTGGATTACGCCGACGATCACCAAGCGTTTGAACACGGCATGATGATGGCCCTGACACCGGAAGAACGTAAAGCCAAGGATTGGGAAGGCAACGTGGTCCGCCGCTTCCGTCACCCGAACCTCAGTGGTCCTCGTGTGTGCCAACAGTGCAACCATACTATGCATGATCACGGTTGGATTGACACCCTCGAAGGCGGTCATATCGTTTGTCCGGGAGATTGGATCATCACCGGTATCCAGGGTGAATACTACCCGTGCAAACCTTCGATCTTCGACAAGACGTACGAAGCGGTGTGAATAGATTTTTTGGGAGTAACTCTTTGATTACTGAAGAGTTACTCCTTAATCATGAATAGATAATCGGAGGGAGTATGGACGTACGCACTGACATCAAGGTGACCCGAATCGGGAATAACTGGCATGCCCGGCTGTTCGTCAATAGACTTCTGATTGACGAAATGTCATGTAAACTTAGAGTTGATATCGGATGGTGTTGTCGTACAATGATGCGCTGGGCCGATAAAACTGGTAATGGTAATGCCCATACCTCGAGCGCTCGAAACCGCAATAATGGCGGCCCAATCGGGCAAGTGAAGTACCTCGGTAAACATATCACGGAGAAAATCATGCTGTAGAACAAACACTGGATCTATACGTTCGTCCGCAAAGACCTGCCACTCGAGCAGATCCTTGTTCAATCCAACCACGCTTCTCATGAAGCTGCCCTGAAGCACCACTATCAGTCCTCTGAGCCTTGCTCACTCATCGTTATTGCCGTCAAGAATAAAGCCGCTTTGGAAAAAGCCATGGCTGACTTCGCCGACTTCGCTCCTGTGCCTTTCTACGAACCCGATTGGGATTATGGCCTCACTGCCTTTGCCACCCGTCCGGTCAACGAGGAAGAACGCACCGCCTTCCGTAAGCACCAGCTCTTCCGGAGGTCGCATGTACGCAACCAATTTTGATTCCTTAATCGAGTCCATGAAGTCGACCGAGCAGACGACCGGTGTCTCCGTTCTGGATCACGGCCACAGGGTCCACCAGCGGTACCTGGAGCTCGTCCAAGAGCTTAACCAAGGCATCGCCCTGCCTGGCATCCAGAACGTCTGGGAGAGGCTCAGAGAGCGTCTGGTGAGCCCGGCTGAAATGGAGCGCTACCAGGTGTACCACGACTGCGGTAAGCCGGCGTGTGCTTCAGACGGTCACTTCCCCGATCACGCTGAACACTCTGCCAATCAGTGGACTCTGCTCTTCCCGGAAGACGTCACCGTCGCCGACTTGATGCGGTTGGACATGCAGTTCCACTTGATGAACGCCGAAGACGCCAAGGCCTTCTGGCCACACCCGCTCGCCCCTACGCTCTTCGTCACCGCGTGGGCGGAGATCCTGGCGAATGCTGAGATGTTCGGTGGCCAAGAGTCTACGTCCTTCAAAATGAAGCGAAAACGACTGGAACGGGCAGGCCGGGCACTGTAAAATCTCTTCACATAGAGGAGATTTTCCATGGACAAAGATACCAAGAATGGCATCACCGGGGCTGTCACTGCGACAGTCCTGGCGCCCCATGCAACACGTCGTCTGCTGGGTTATCACGTGGTTCGCCACGGGACGAGCAACGAGAATGCTGCTGCGGTGAAGAAACACGGGTTTGACCCGAAGAAAGGCGGGACCGGAGCCGGTACCCACGCGGCCGGATCGGCAGAACGTGCCGCTAAGTTCCAAGCCGAATCCCGTGGCAAGGTTCACGTCACGAAGAACCCGATTATTGCCCGTATGTTCGCCGGCATGACACACAACAAGACGCCCAAGGCTAACCCTCTCTCGGTAAGTGGCACCGTGGTCAAAGCCCGCGTGTCGCACCAACACTGGGAAAGCATGAAGGAAGACAAGCACATCAAGGGCTTGAAGTTTGATGCGGCGACGACTCACCACCGAATCCCGGCGTCTCAGGTGATCGGCGGGGAGCACGATAAAGGTGTCAAAGCGGTGGTCAACAAGAACACCCTGCGGAAGTACTACAAGAATTCAGCAAACCATGGTCGTATCGCTCGCGGTGCGCTCCTGGCGTCAGGTGTAGTAAGCGGTCTGGCCGACGCGGCCAAGGCAATCCACAAGAGAAAACACAATGATTAAGTTCGGACAGGCAATCCTGGAGTGGCAAGGCAGTTATCAATGGCGAATTTACAAACCGATGCCGTATGAGATTGACGGCGTGGCTGCATCGGTACCGGCAGGCTTTGAGACCAATCTCGCGAGCATCCCGCGGATCTTCTGGAACATCCTGCCGCCGACCGGGAAGTATGCCAAAGCGGCGATCCTTCACGACTGGCTGTACACCGGTGGCAAGCTGCCTCGTGAACAGTGCGACGTGGTTCTCCGTGAAGGGATGAAAGCACTCGGCGTGGAAACCTGGAAGCGCCACGTGATGTACTACTCGGTACGTCTCTTTGGAAAATCTCATTACGGGTGATTGACAGGCCACGGATGGCTTGATACAGTACGGTCTCTGCCTGAGTAGCTGAGCGGTTTAGCAGGAGCCTCTAAAACTCTGGAACGTGGGTTCGAATCCCACCTCAGGCACCAAATTTTGACGTGTAGCTTAAATGTAAAAGACTTCCGAAAGCTGGCCGCCACCAGTGCGTGGACACACGGTTTTGCAGTAAGTAGGTCGGGATGAGAGCGACGAAACGCCTCCGCGTCGAACGAATGCGTAGCTCAAATGTAAGAGCCGTGAAACGCCCCACCGTGGAGGTGTGTCGTGAAGTACGAGATGAGAGTGACGAAACACCTCCGCGTTCACCCCAGGGTGTGTGGCCAAGTTGGTTAAGGCAACGGACTTTTAATCCGAAGATCGCAGGTTCGACCCCTGCCGCACCCACCACTTCTCAATTCCTGGTTTCCTTGGTATAATAACTCTATACACAAACCTGGAGTTTTCTCATGAAAGACAAATTCGGTAATCCTCTCGCCGTCGGCGACACCGTCGTCTACTTCTCAACAGATATCGCTAAGACAGCCCGCGTCGGCATCATCCTGAGCGTTGACGGCGGAAGCCTTACCCTTAAAACCCAAGCTGACCGTGAAATCACTCGCGGCCCATCCAACGTCATTCACTACACGGGGCAGCTGCCATGAAAGACTGCAATGGCAAGCCCGTCGGCCTGAACGACGTGGTCGCGACCGGTTGGTGCGGCGGGGATATCGTCACTGGTAAAGTCATTGCGGTGGCCCCTAATAGTTGCCGTGTTTTCATTGAAGAGCCGCACGCTGCGAACAAAATGGTCCGCCGTCACTCTTCTCAAGTTGCCCTCGTGGAGAAAGCCTATGGATCCTTATAATCAGCGTTTGAACATTGTAGACCCTCGTCATGACGTCATCAATCAGCCTTTGATGGCCGGTGATCTGGTGATGTACTCAGCGTCTGCATCCGGTCGTCTGGCCGTGGCGGAAGTCGTAGAGATCACCAAGAAGAAAATCCGTGTTCGCCACCCGGGAGGTTCATACACTTGGACTGGTGGCCCTGACCGTTTTGTGAAGGTGAACATCGATGCGTGATTCCTTAGGTAAAGAAATCGACGTGGGTGATCGCGTGGTTTATTCCCACAGTCGCTATGCAGATCTTCGCCACGGCAGGGTCGTCGCAATCACTTCCCGCATGATCCGTATTCAAGCGTTGGATCACGCAGGCTCCGTATTAAAGACTTCTTCTCAGGTTGCCATCGTGGAGAAATTCAATGCTTGATTTTTTAGGCAACACTCTTTGTGTCGGCGATCGGGTCATCATCACCTCAATCAATGATCGGGGCCTTCGTCGCGGCCAAGTTATCGGTTTCAAGGACGAAGAGCCTTATCGCAAGGCGATCGTCATGACTGACGGCAAGCGTGAAACTGAAAAACAAACCCCTCACATCCTGAAGGAGCCCGACTATGTATGACTTGATGAACCGTAAGCTTGAGATTGGCGACATTGTGGCATCCCCAGTCGGGGCAGAACTCCAGCTCGGCCGGGTGAAGTCGCTCGGGAAGAAGATGGTCGTGCTCGAACCGCTGGTAGGCCACTCGAAGTCTATTAGCACTTGGCAAGGCGCCAAGCGTTACTACGAGAACGTCCTGAAAGTCGATCTCTAAAGGGTATAAGAAAGGTGCATACAAAGAGGAGAATCACTATGCACCTTTACTTAAACACCGACCAAGCGGCATCCCTTATCCACGTAGACGGATACTCTCAGCAGTATTTCCGAGCCCCATTGATATCCCTCTTTGATACGCTCGGCTTTTACTCGCCGGCAGATCCTGGGATGCTCATTCCACCCGCTATGCTCGCCCACCATGGCGTATTGCATAACCCTATAAACATGCACCGTCTGGAGCCGTCACCTTTCTTAGTGATGCCTTCTGAAGAAATGCAAGTGACTATCCAGGATGAAATGACGGGGCAGTTCCGAGCTTTCGTCTTGACCCGCACGGGACCCGCCTATGGTTCCTTCCCGATGATCTTCATTCCCTGGAGCACTCCGACAATTCAGGCTAATCTGGCGGTAGTATTCGATAACGAACTCCGTATCATCCGGTTCAACTTGACGACGCAAGGTTATTATCATCAAGATGAGTTGCAGATGATGAAGCAAGGAATGCGTGAGTGCATGCTGGATATCGTTCCTATTGCCAGTGCTCTGCTGTACGCATGGAATACTCGCGGTCGTGAGCAAATCACGCTTAACCCGCCGAAGCCTATGCAGGCCCGAGGACAAATCAGTAATGCATCAACGTTAACTCTGGGTCCGGTCAAACAGATAACTAACCCTCGTGATAATCCAACCGATATTGTCCGTTCGCCCCATCTACGGGCCGGTCACTGGCGGGAATATCAGGATGGCACCAAAATTTGGATTGACGAAATCATTGTCCGCAAAGATGAGTTCATCGCTGATCAACACGGAATGAAAGTTTTGAAGTAAACTTGACAGGGAGCAGAGACTGGGTTAACCTATCTCTGCTTTTTAGGGTGAATAGCACAGCGGTAGTGCACTCGACCGATAATCGAGAGGTCGCTGGTTCGAATCCAGCTTTACCCACCATTGCACCATTCGTCTAGCGGTCCAGGACACTGCCCTTTCACGGCAGGAACACGAGTTCGAACCTCGTATGGTGTACCAACAAGGATTACTATGAAAGTTGCAGTCGACGTAGCCGGCTTTAATTACAGTGAGGAAGAATTCGATGAGGCATTCATCAAGTTCTACGAGCTGAATCCCATTCAAGTATTCCACATCCGATCAGGTCAGGCAGTCACTGTCGGTCCAGTCACAATTTCCAAATTGCCGTGGTAGCTCAGTTGGCAGAGCGAGGGACTCTTAATCCCCAGGTCGATGGTTCGAGCCCATCCCGCGGCACCATTCTTTTTTAGCTTCTCATTCGGGTATAAGGAATCTGTAAACCACAGAGGACTTACCTCATGCATAAACTTTTTCTTCACTCCGACCGAGTCACCTTCAGTACCTCCAAGCACAGCAATATCAAGGAAGTTATAGTTGACGACCTCTCGCTCGTCCCGGATTTCTTACAGCACGTAATGATCCGAGGGAAGCGTCAGGACATCCAACGAACAGCGGAAGTCATCGATTGTTTCTTAGAGCTATTCCCAGGCGATCGCCATCAGCTTCTCGTCGAGAACGGCATCACCCGGATAGTCTTGCAGGAAGTTACCCCTGCAATCGACCTCCCGGTTAGCGAACCGGAAACCTCAGTAACCTTCTCGTCTGCAGCGGATATGTACCGTAACCTGCAGACATTCTTCGACCAGAGGACATTCGCATGACCCTCGTTGTTAATCAGGAAGCATAATGACCACTCGATTACTCATCAAAGACAAGAAGGGCCACGCCTTCACTGTAATGAACTTCTCAACCAACCACTTCTCGATTGACCTTTGTGGTGATAAGAAAGAAGTCAGTGAGCAAATCGAAAGGATATTGCGTCAAGTGGACACCAAAGACGACGCCTTTATCGGTATGTGCATTGCACACTGCTTAGCGGCCTTGGAGGCCGGCGAGTACCCTTATCGGCATAGCGTAAGTACCATCACTGTAACGTGGAAAGGCATATGAACGACCTCCTGTATTTCACCAGCGTCGGCTTCTTCCTGGGTTACTCCAAAGAAGCCGTGGTGGCATTTCTCAAACGGCGCCATGACATCAATACTGGCAATGTTACCCCCGAGACACCAACGAACCAAGATACTCACTTAGAATACCTGCTGATTCCCAGCGAGCGTGAACTTGCAATGTCACGTGAAGAAGTGATTGCTGATATAAACTCTCGTAGGCACTACTCGGTACCTTTCCCTGCAGATGACACTTTGGATTGGGACGATGAATATCACACGTTCTTCAAGACAGAGCCGGAGGGTGAGGTTAAGCTCAACTGGATTGCGTATTTGCTCTACGTAGTCCATAATACGACTTTCCTACAAGAGGTATCACATGAACCACATTTGCACACTAACACTGAGCGGCGGGTCTGACCTGCTGTTCAAACTGGAAGACCAAGTTGAGAAAGCTGGCGTAACGCTGGAGTTCCGCGGTAACGACCTCGGTGCCATGGCGGAAGCGGCAATCTTAGCGCTCGGGACTATCCGTCTGCTTCCGGCTACACCTAAGAAGAAGGCGATGGTGCTGGTCGGCCAGGAGATGGTGAACCAAGTGATTGCGGGCCTGAAGGACCGTTCTCATCAGCACTTTGATATCACCGGGGACATTAACGGTTCCTGGAAAGTGTACAACGTGCCGCCATTCAACGTGTACGACAAGACCATCACGGTCTAACCCTGAGCCCACTTCGGTGGGCTTTTTATCGGAGGCCCTATGCGGCGTGAGATTGAAGATGTTTGTCGTCCTGGTCACTGCTGCCCGGGCCACGATAAGTACCCCGCGGACACCTACCGGAGCAACCGCTCCAAGCGTGCCCGTTCCGAAGGAATCAAGAAGGAACACCGACATGCCCGACGCGTTAAAAGGCATTCGCTGCAGAGCGACGTTAAGGCGTTACAGGACGCCTAACGATAAAGCACCCTTTGAGGAAGTGATCACCACCGGTACCGAGAAGGAATGCCGCCAAAAGATGGCAGACTACCTGCGGGCCTGTGATGTTCCTCCTGAGTACGAATTACTGCGGGTCCGAACCCTGCACGCTATCCACCACTTCAAGTATCACCACCGAGAGGAGCTTCTCCGATGCATTCTCGTCTGGGACATTTCTTCCGCCGACTTAGATTCCTTTTCCGTAAACCTGCCAAAACCCCTTCTTACGACAACATAGTCCGGGAGTACTTTGACTCGGGATGTCATGATGTTGAAGAATTAGCTGACGCTTTAGGCATGACGCCCATCGAGCTGTACAGCAAAGTCAACCGAGAGGCCACTGACGTCCGGACCCGCCTACCGGAAAAATATCAACCTGAAATACGCCGTATCATCCATCAAAACGTATTTGGATCTTAATTGCTGAAATGAGGAACCCCCATGTATAAAGGTCGCTTAGTCATTAACGGCGGTATCAGCCAAATGGGTGCCATCAACCCGAGTGTCCGCGAGGAACAATCCGATACCATTCACTACCAGAAGCGAAAGCACACCTCGCTGATCTTCATTGCTCGCGGGGAAACCAAGAACGACGTGCTCATGAAGGTTCGTCGAGCCATCGTCGACTTGAAAATGACAGCCCACCCGTCTGCAACCGAAGAGTACCGGGCGAAGGTGGAAACCCTCCCGTTTGAAATCCTTAAGCAACTCGGAGAGAAGCCATTCACTCACCGTCTGAGCTACGACAGCTTCGATGATATCTGTGCCAGCTGCAACTGGAAGCTTGAACCCGATCCGGAGTCGGCTGCGATCCAACTGTAATGACCTGGGCAAGGATGCCCGATACCCTTTGGAATTCAACAAGACGGGATTGAGAGAATCCCGGTAAGGATCAAGCATGTTTAAAGCAAAACTGGATATTTCTGCAGGTGATATCGCCCGCGTCATTGGGTCGGAAACTCCTATTGGACCGAATTACCACCTGTACGGTCCAACACTTGAGTGTATCTTTGAACGCGTCAAGCAAATGCTTCTGGACCTGAAGTTTGAAGCCAAGCCTGATCGTATCCCAGAAGTTCAGGTTCAACTGAACACCATCCTCGAAGCGTTCAAGCAGGATCTCGAAAAGAACGTGGTTAAGTGTCACCACGAAACCAAGTTTGATCCTTACGATGACGCCAACGCGTACATCTCCTGGGAAATCGGCCTGTATTCTAAGCACAACCCTATCGTCGAATTTGTAACGCCGAAGACGGCATCCTCTTCGTGGTTCGATAAGAACGAGGTCGATCCTCACGAGAAGCGTTTTACCGATGTGGAAAGAACGACGTTGGCACTCGGTCGTCTTACCGATGATCAGCTGGCGAACGCCGTCTACTTGCACAACCATCGGGAGATGAACTTCGAGGCAATCTTATCGGGTGAACCTTCTTCCATGGCCTTACTGACGGCCGCCAAAGAGCGTATTCGCTGGCTATCCCGCAAAACCAACTGGCCGGTTGATAAGATCACCATTATCGGTGACGAACATATCTCCACTGAAGCTCGTGAACATGCGGGTTCTGCTGAGTTCTTTAAAGCGGTGCTGAACCAGATGGAGTGGAACTGCCTGCGTGACGGGAAGTTCGAAGACGACGTTTACACGGCGTTCGACGTTGCGGGGATTATTGTCGATGAGAAGACCGGTGAAACAGAAGCCGTGTCAGTCCACGACCCGCGGGTAACCCAGTGGGCGATCTACGGTCGGCTGAGTGACACTACCGCAATTGCTTTACACGACAGCGATTCTCTCGATGAAGCCTTGACACGTGTCATGGTTCTTGCGAAAATCTATCAATAATCAACGGTATGTTGGTATAACTAATGTGTAGCAACAGTGCTACCATGCAACTTAATCTCATAAAGGATACTACGAAATGGGTATGTTCTCTTTCCTGAAAGGCAAAGGCTCCGAAGCGGCTGCAGCAGCCAACACCAAAATCGTCCGTCTGGAAAATAAAGACCTGGTTGAAGCGACCGTATTCGGTTGCGTCATGATGGCGCATGCTGATGGCGATCTGGAAGATGCTGAGCTGGAGAACCTGCACATGCAGCTGGAAGGCAATGACATCTTCGCTGGCTTCCCTCAGGCTGAATTGGGCAAAATGATCGACAAAGCATGTGGCTTCTACAAAATGGGCAACATGATGGGCAACAAGAAGTGTACCGACGAGCTGAAAGACGTCAAGAACAACCCAGGCCACGCTGATGAAGTAATGACCGCTGTTCTGACCGTTGCCTATGCTGACGGTAGCTTCGAACCGGCTGAAGTTAAGTGTGCCGAGAAGATCGCTCAGATCCTCAACGTACGTCTGAAAGATTACGTCGATGGCGTCTAAGGCCAAACTGGCGTTGGCCGGGGGTTTTGCACTCCTGGCCGTGTTCGTGGACTTCACGAGCAAATTACTGTCCGTCGTTTCTGACGGGCTTCTCCTGGCGGTTGCCGCCTACCTGGTGTTCCAGGTCGTGAGAAGTCCTAAGAAAGGCTGACAGGAGGTAAGGTCCTTCGGGACCTTTCTTTTAGGGGAAAAGCATGGCTTTTTACATTAGGGTTGGGATCGTCCTCGCCCTCGCAGCAATCTTATACGGCGGCGTCTGTCCTGCATTGGTATCCGCACCGGATTCCATCATGGTCATTGCCGGCATTACCACAGCAGTTCTCTACCCGTTCTTAGCGGGTTATTATCTCGTAAAACACTACAGGAAGACTTTCAATGCGTAAGATCCTTATTGCATTAGCATTTATGTTTGCAGCATTCTCTCTCACCGGTTGCTATGAGCGTGTTGAGCCCGGCAACGTCGGCATCATCGTGAACAAACTCGGTGACAGCAAAGGCGTTGATCAGCAGGTTAAAGGCGTGGGTCGCTACTGGATTGGCTGGAACGAAGAGCTGTACACGTTCCCGACGTTCAAGCAGATGAAAACCTACCCGGATCCGTTCAGCTTCCAGATGTCTGACGGTACCACCATCAGTTATCAGATCGGCGTGGCGTACAAAGTGGATCCACTTAAAGTGTCAACGGTCTTCCAGTCTTACCGTAAAGGCGTTGATGAAATCACTGACTCCGATCTGAAACAGAAGATCGCTGACAGCCTGATCCGCCTGTCCTCTAAGATGACCACTGATGCGTTTATCGACGGCGGTAAAGCAGCCTTGCTGAGCCAGGTGTTGGGTGACATCCAGAAAGAAATGACACCGGTCGGTATCGAAGTGATGAGCCTCTCCTACATTGGCAAGCCGGAATACCCACCAACGGTTGTCGCTTCAATCAACGCCAAGGTAACGGCCAATCAGACGACACTGCAGCGTGAGCAGGAAGTGAAGCAGAGTACGGCTGAAGCCAATAAGGCCATCGAATCTGCTCGCGGTGATGCTGAATCGAAGAAACTGGCTGCCGATGCTGAAGCGTACACCATCATTGCCAAAGCTAAAGCTGAAGCCGACTCGATCAACCTTCGCGGTGAATCTCTGCGTAAGAATCCTGAAGTCATGACCATGCTGTGGATCGATAAGTGGAACGGTCTGCTGCCAACGGTCATGGGTAGCGACGCGAAGATGTTGATGCAGCTGCCTGACATGCCTAAGCAAAAGTAAGGTATAAGAATACGGGGTGGATTACGCCCCGTTGAATCACCGGAGAGATAAAATCTCAGGTGGACTGTAACAAGGGGTTCGCCCCGACTCAACATGGGAAACGACATGCAATACTCTTACGCAGACTTTGCTAAAGCATCATATGAAGAAGTGAAAGATTCACTGGATCCAGCTCAGACCTTCGAGGAATGGGATGGGGAAAACTTCTGGTCTACCGAACCGCCACCGAGCGACATGACGGTGTGTGAGCGTACGTTTGTTCCAGCGGAAGGCTTCGACATGCCGTTCGAGCTGGGTGGCAAGCAGTACGTGAAGATCCAACTGTCCTGCACCGGCGGACTGTGGGAAGTGTTCATCTCTGATGCGTTCAACCCGACGGTCACGCAGTACACTTCGGAAGAAGAGGCTCGTGCGGGTTATGACGCTCTGTTAGCGCAAGACGTTGTCCATGCCTAAATCCCTGACCGTCCTCGAAATGGCGAAGCTCATGGCCCGCCACGACAAGGGACGAATCAGGGAGTGTATGAAACGGATGTCCCGACGCGTCGGCAAAGGTGACATGATCCCGTGGCTCGTTAAACAGTACGGATCAACCTGGGCCGAACGCGTCGGCTTCTTTCCGGTCACGGACGACTGGTACCCCTCATGGATTCTCCCCGGCCATGAACTTCAGTACGTCAAAGCGGTCCTATATCCAGTGGGCAACTACGTGTCCATCCAATTTTCTGGGGCCGATGATTCCTCTCACATTTTCAACTTCTCGAGCATGATCGAGGCGGAAGTCTTCTGGGAACAACTGGAAGCCGAACCCGAGCTCTGCTACACGATGATTGAGCTGCTGCACGAACCTTTCTCCGCGTAAAATACCCTAGAGGTAAATTACTATGCGGATATCTTGGAAAACCCCTTGTATTCAGGATCTCGTTCCTGAGTTGAACATCCTTCTCAGTGATTTCAACTGTGAGATCGCTGTGGATAAGTATGGCACGAGCCGTCACTGCGTGGACGCTACCGGAGCTGTTGTCTCCTGGGATGCACTGGCAGCGAATGGCGTGGTATACTTGCTGAATCGGACGGTGCTCCATCCGCTGGGCTACTCGCTGTATCTCACGAATGGGGCATCTCCGGGATTCGACGTCATGGAGGAAGACGAACTCAAGTACACGCTTGAGGAAATCAAACTCTACGACCGAATCCTCTCCTCGGTTCTCGAGGAAAAGTACCCAGAGTTGGGTAGTAACATCGGAGGTCTTTAGGCCTCCACAGTGAGGTGACGATGAAGAGTCTTTTGACTATTTCGCTCTTGCTGGGACTGTTAGTGGCCAAGCCCGTCTTGGCCTCTGCAGACAGCACTTGTACGAAAGAGCCACTAGCCTGCAACATTTACTTTGAAGCGAGAGGTGAGAAGACCAAGGGTCAATATGCAGTAGCCTTCACCACTGTAAACCGGCTCAAGAGTGGTAAGTACGGCGAGTCGATGCGATCTGTAGTCTTCGCGAAGAACCAGTTCTCATGGACTAATCGCCACCGGAAGATCACCGATCCGGAAGCGTTTGAGAAAGCCCGTAAGATTGCCAAGGACGTCCGGACCTGGTCCGCCGACCCGGCAACGTACCGAAAGAAAGACGTCACTGGTGGCGCCAAGTATTTCCATAAGAAAGGTACGCACCCCCGTTGGAACAAACGTGTCACTGCCCGTATCGGCAAGCACGTGTTCTACGGTTAACCCAAAGCCCTTCGGGGCTTTTTTACTTTGGAGATTGCCATGAACACCAACCACGTGTTCGCCTCGGACGTTCAGAACTCGACGGTCGATGGCGTTTACGTCCTGAGCCATGCGCCCCGGGACATCAAGGACAAGGACGGCCCGATTTACTTCCGAACGGACGTACCGGCCGGTTACGAGATCGAGGGTCTGCAAGGGAAATACCTGCTGGGCTTCGTCACTCCGCGTAAATCCAACTTGAATCTGACCACGCTGAACCTGGTCGGCCCGGATGGCATCGTACACTCCCACGACGTCCTGGACGTGAACGACGCGATCCGCACGTTCTCCAAGTTGAAAGCGGCGAACAGCGTGACGTACACGGACATCGGCACCGTTTACGTCGACAGTTAAACTCTCAATACGGGCGAGAAACTGACTGCATCAGGGTGCGATAGTCAGTGGAAGGACGCTGGCATCCCCTGTAGGTGCACAGCGTGAGACCCCGGAGGCCTTATGAAACTCCTCTTCTTGCTTTTCCTGCTAATGGAATCCCCGTTCTTCTACGCTGGTTATTCCGGATATCAAAAGGGTGACCCAATGGGCTTATTCCTTTGTGTTGCCATACTGGCGGGAACCATTGCTCTCTTCTCGCTGGACCGACTCTTCAAGAGGCCGTCATGATCAAGAACTTTAAGTACATGTGGGCCCACCACCGCAGTTTCGTCCTGCTGTCGTGGGCTTACTTAATTCCGGCCACGGTCACCTACGTGATCGGCCATGACGCCCATGACGCCGTGTCAATCGGTGGACTTGGAATCCTACTCGCAGCTTACCCTCTCTGGAAATACGCATGAAAGTTACTCTGACTGCTGAAGTTATTCACCTCACGGACTTCCCCACCCGCCAATACGGTGACTTACCGGATGACGTTCGCCAAGCGTTGAACAAGATGCCTGCGTCCGAAAAGAAAAGCCGCTCGCTGCTGTTCATTGACGGTTACGACCCGCGGATCATCGATGACACCACTGTTCGTCGCTATTACCCAATGGCGCTCCCAATGACTTTTGCAGAATCTGTTGCTCTGCTCGCCAAATCTGATAAGCTGGTGATGACGCGTCACGGTATCACCATCTCGTTCACTGGCCAAGAGTATTTGTCTGGCGGTAAACCCTGGGTTCCTTTCCCCCGGGACATCGTCTCACAGGAGAAAAACTGGTATGTCCATCCGAAAGATCAACCGAATCAAGAGAAAGCAGAGCCAACTGGGGACTGGTAAGCACTGGTGCTCAGGCTGTGATGGCCGACTGGTCAGTCCTGGCCAGAAGTGTCCCTGCGGCCACCGGGCTTCTGGTGACCAAGTGAAGAAACGTGACTTCTACTTTGAGGAGGTCGCATGAGTCAATTAAAACCGGGTGGCCTCGCTCTTGTCGTCAAATCTCAATACTACCCAAGTAACATTGGCAAGTGTGTAACTACCGAACGTTTACTACTTCCTGATGATCGCATTGATACGCCGATTGGTGAAATCCACAACTGGTCTAGCCGACCTGTTTGGTATTGCACCGGTGATATTCGGGTCGAGTATTTCTCAGGCCGAGTTTGTTACGGTCACGCTCTGATACGACCCGGCGACCTTATTCCCCTTAATGGAGACCCAGATGCAGAACTCCTCGCTCTCCCTGACTATAGCCGGCGGGTGGTATTGGTGCCAACGCTGCCAAGTCCATCACATGGAATGCTCAGTCTGTCCTGACGACCCGGATTACGTTCCGGAAGACCCCGCGGTCATGTCGGAACGCCTGAAGAAGGCCATTGAAGTAATCCGTCTGAACGAAGAAACCTGCCGCTGTGTCGCGGTGGGTCGTCAGTTTATGAAATGCAACCCGTGCCTCCGAGCAGAAGCCAAACGCAACTGGCCAACCGGAGGCTACTACGGCACGTGCTTCGAGTGCAAACTCACCTTTACTGGGCCGAAGCGTGCTTCCTTCTGTAATGTCTGTCGGAGTCCCGATGAAACTCACAGCTCAAGCAGTTCATGATTTAGCAGTCAAATGTGCCAATGTTGGCGACGACGGTGATGCCGTCAAAGTGGAGGGGATCGTAAGAAACTACCTCCTTAGCAAGAGCCGTCTGGAAGAGCACCGGGACGAGATCGTGGCGATGCTGCACGAACTCCCTGAGCAATTCCAGGAGTCCAAGGGTGGCGGATGGTCTTTCCTGTCTGCAGCCTTTGATAAACACGGCGACCACTGGGGCGAACACCCCAGCATGGAAATGCTCTTCGCCCTTGGCTTAGGTTTGGGCAAAGTGGCTTACGTTATGCCCCGTGAAATGTGGCGTATCCTTCCAGGAGGCATGCCGTACCTCGTCATTAAGGACTGATTATGAAAATTATCAGCAAGTTCCACGATTACTACGACACAGCGTCAGCTCACGGCGTCTCGGACGTCTATTTCCAGCGGGCGGAATCCCATCAGACTTATAAAGGTCCCTTGATCGATCTGATGATCCGCCTGCGTTACTGGGATTCCACCCAGTTCTTCACCCCGTGTTTCGTTCTGTTCTGCGGTAAAGTCTACCCGATGATCCGCATCAAGCCTGGCAACCCGTACGTCTTCCCCGCACCAGAGCCGTTCTACCTGACGTGCTTGGAGGACTGGGACCGCTATGAAGCCAAACAGCGGGACGAGCGAGCCGCCGACAAGTGGGCGATCTGGAATGATTGGCCGCGACCCCGCTATCGTAACGACAGTTATTACGACGTGTCGAAGCAAGGCTGGGTGGAGATCCTCGAAGCGGCCAAAGCGATCGACTGCACGGAAGAGCTCCGGGCGTTGAACGCACCGGTGGCTATGCTGGAGTCCACGTACCGAAATGCTTTCCAGCTCACGGTTAACCCCCGGCTCGCCACCTACGGCTTTCAGAAAGTGAAGAGCCCGTTTGAAGCATACCAGGAGATCGACTCGTTCCTCTCCGGTGTGCTCGGTTCCAACCGCAATCCACCCATCGACATCACTGATATCCAGCGTTTAGAGAACCACGGGTTCGATAAAGTCCGGTCTTTCCGTAAAATGAAACGCTGATGGTATAAGGAACATAGAGATAAACAGGAGACTCTCAATGTTCACTATCAGCAACATCGGTTTAACCACCATCATTCGCGTACAGAACCTCACTGTAATCGTTGCCCGTCGTCCAGCGAAGAAAGGCATGTTCCGTTATGAAGCATTGTCTGACATGATCGCCGTTGACGAACTCCTTAAAGACACCCTGGAGACAGAGAACTTCGATGCCCTCAAGCGTCTGTTCTCTGGCTATTGCCCCAAACGTGAAGCACTGTCCTATGCTGCCCGGGTGAGTATAAACCCGAAGGCTTTGGTCGAACTGCTTGACGCTCTCAATATACTGAAGGAAAAGAGACCTGTGGTAGACACCGTGCTCGCTGAGTACCGTCTGCGTGATGGCTACGCTATCCGCTTAGAGAACAACAACGGTCTGGAACTCGTGGAATATGAGAACGGCAATGTCCTTGCTACCTCTCGCATCCTGAGCCTCCGTGAAGGTCAAACTCGTATCAAACGTACTGTAGCAAACATCGAGGAGATGGAAGGTGTGTCCTTCCAGATCATCAAATCTGCATAAGCCCTTCGGGGCTTTTTTAGGAGAAAAAGAATGAACGCCCAAGAGTATTACTTGCACATGTTCTGCGGGATCAACGGAGACCAGGACCAGTTCTCTGGTGCCGGTCGTATCGCTATCGCCGCCCTGATGTCTGGGTACGGGTTGACCGGCAGCACCAAGCGTGACTTGCAAGCCCGGGTCGCGTGGCAAACCACGCCAGGCTGCCTGCTGGGTATGAAAGAGCTGCGGGAGGAATCTTATGGCATGCGTCAACGCCCCGGCTTGCAGTTCATCGCCAAGCTGCTTGACGTAAAGAAAGCCGCCCGCACGCTGAACTTCACCCTGAACTGGAACGCCCTGGAAAACCCCGGGATCCCCTTCAAGATTGACAGCTACATCTGGCCAGGTATCGCCCGTATCTACTGGATGGGACGTTTCATGTTTGCCCGCAACGTGATCCCGACGGAAATCATGGACATCCTGAAAGCCCGCTTCGATGTCGATTACGATGACAGCCGAAACGCAGACCACGGAAACCTGTATTCCCACTACGTCATGCAGTTCTTTACCGAGAACGGCTTCTTCGTGGGACGCGACCTGCCGGAATGGAAAGACGGAACCGTGCTGCCGGCAAGCCGCGTGGAAGCTGAAGCGGGTCGCCTGTCCCGTGCCGATCTCTTCCTGAGCCTGGCGATGTCGATGAACTGCTCGGAGAATTCCGTGGGCTTCTTCGCAACGTCTGCGTCCTTCCCCCAGCGCTTGGCGCCACAGCGTTCGTTCCGGGATCTCGGTACGATTTTCAACACGTTTGCCATCGGGCGGCCTTCCGCAGACCGTGGGCATCGGGCCCCGCAGTGCGGGAGCTACTACGATACGTACACCGTCGGTACGCCGTCTGTCAGCTACATGACCCGCAGCGTTATGCCCAACAACCCGCGGGAAATCGTTCCGTTGCTCTTCTGCGACCCGAACATGACTCCACAGCAAGAAGCTGCCAACCAGCACTCTCCGTGGATGGGTACCGGAGCCGTCAACACGCACCTGCTGTCGCGTAACATCGCTACGTACGTCACTGCGATGCTGCTGTTCGAGTATCACTTGCTGATGACCGGTGAGGCGTTGGTCCCGCTGACCCTGCTGAAGTCTGTCCGTGAACAGGAAGGCTGGGAAGAAGATTTGATTCTCGCCCAGGCACCTTCGATTTACATGCTCTCTTCGCGTAACTGTACGGTTCACCGCCTGGTGCAATTCAATCTGGAGCGTCAGAACCGGGTATAAGTAAGGTGTAAACACACTAACGGAGTTTTCCCTTATGAAGTACACCAGCAATATCGTTACCCTGCCAAGTGACATCACCGATGCCTACCTCGAAGCTTTAATGACCACCACCGACCCGATCCTCAAAGAGGAAGATCTGGCAGCGGAAACGCTGCTGGAACTGCTCGGGGCGGCGGCCGCGGCGTGCCGTAAGATGATCATCGCGAAACACCTGAAAGGCCTGGAGGAAGCGGGGCTCTTCAAAGGTGTGACGTGTATCGATTATCCCGGCTTCGTCTGGACAGCGGGCTCCATGCGGTTGTATGCAGCGAGTACCTTCTCGATCTGCTTGATGAAAACGCTGGCGGAAGACCTGGCAGAAGATCGCCGTACGCTGGATGACTTCATCAGCTACCTGGAGATTGTTCAGAAGATCGAGCTGCAAGCCAGTGTCAATGTCGCCCTGAAGGATGCTCCGGAAGCGGCCCACCGCCGTCTGTGCGGTACCGTGGGGAGTATCACCCAGGCGAACTGCCGCTACATGCTGGGCTTGACCGTTGATAATCAGCTTCGCTTGCTGAACAACATCAAGGGTAACAAAGAGATGCAAGTGGACGACGGCCCAATGGCAAACTTCAAAGACGACATGTCGGCGATCATGCCGGAGCCGGTGCTGGAGGTTTAATGATTACGGGTATTTTCGGGGCACCAGTATCTTACGAGCTGGATGACCTGACGGGTAATGCTTACCTTAAGTTGAAAGACATTTGTGAAGCAATACCCGTAGGATGGGAAGGTCAGTACGACAAGGTAAGAAAGGATAAGCACGGGCGGTATTGGGTTTCGATGCAAACCTTTACTGCCAATGACGGGAAGAAATATCGCTCCGTAGCTATTCCTGCACACCACTTGATGAACTTCCTGGATGACATCAATCTCAACAAATTGACATCAGAACAGGCACATCGTCTTGACCGATTGAAGCTCAAACTACGAAATCAAGATATCACAAGCATGCTGTAACCTTCAGGTATGGGCATCTCCCCATAACTCAGTTGTAGGGATTGGCCCATACCTGACCATTTTCCGGTATAAGTAAGTTGTAGAAACAACACGATCATTTCACACTGCGATTGCAGGACAATTATAGGAGTTCCAAATGAGTCAACTAGCCACCATCAATTTCTTCGGTGAGCCGATCCTCGTCACCAATACCACGGTAGAAGTGAAAGGCCGCCAAGAGCCGATCCTCGCGGTGGTTGCTAAACGTTTGTGCGAACAGCTGGGCCTTGACTGGTCAACCCAGCATGCAAAACTGAAGGACGATGAAGACAACCGCTACCGTGCGTTTGAAGCGGATGCCCAGGGCCCGGACGGTAAAGTGTACCGCACAACTCTTATTCCATTAACCACACTGAACGCATTTTTGTTCAGCATCAACCGTAAGAATCTGTCAGATGATGACATGATCACTACCCGTCTCGCTGACGGCAGCGTGGTTCAGGAAAGCAAAAAGGCTAAACTGATCCGCTATCAAGATGAGTGTACAACGGTGCTGTTTGATTACTGGCACCATGGGGTCGCTATGAACTTCCGTGCAAATCCCAAAGACCTTGACTCCCAGAAAACTTACGACATCCTGCAGGCGTCTCGCAAGCGCTATGACAATATGTTCAACGGTCTGGTCGCAAGCGTCGTTGATGGGCAGGGCAAACGTGGTACCGAATTTGAAGAGGGTATCAAAGAGTTTGGCGTTGAGCTGGACCGCCGCGTTGCTGAAACCATCCGTCTCTGCTTGAATGCAGAAGAGCTCGACGTCGAACGCGGTCTGATTCGTCATCCGGGCGAAATGGTGCGTCCAATCACTGGGCGTGAAGCGATGAACATCTCCATTCTGGAGAACTGCGTGTGCGACCTGATTGGTCTGTACCGCCGTAAAGAGCTTGGCGAAGGCACTTACGAGATTATCCTCGACAATCTCAGTGACTACTACGCAGACTACCTGGACAACGTGTCCAACAACGTAGTAACCATGCGTTCTACTTTCAACCGCGGCAAAGGTCTCTTTGCTGGCTAAACTGTGTGGCCCACTTCGGTGGGCCCTTAAGGATTATTGATGGAACTTTTAGTATCCCTTTCGACCAAAACCGGACAGTTCACCTCTCCGTTCTTCACTCCCCGTAAACACGCCACCCTGATGCTCGAAATGCCAGGTCACACCGTGCAGATGCTGCGGGATTCCAACAACGCGTGCGGCTTAACGTGGCCGGTCCTGAAGTGGCTCGACGCCGTCCGCCTGGAAGACACGGTCTTTGTCCCAGACACGTGGGAGAGAGAACTGCATGAGTTCGCCTGCCGTCTCATTGACGCCAATACCTATGGCCGAATCTGGGATCGCGGTGAAGCGTGCTTTGAGTACACCATGGTGTTCTCCAATCTCCCGGTTTATTCCGGTGGGGAACTCTACACACTCGAAAGGTTGAAAAGCCTCACGAAAAACCATACACTGTCCAAAGCGTGGTCCGACTAAGGGCGGTGTACCCACAACGGTCTTCTAAGCCGTTAGCATATAAAAGTGGGAAGGAGCTGAGAGGTTCGATTCCTCCACCGTCTGCCAAAAGGAAACACCATGTTCACCAAACTCCTTATCTGGTGGCTTAAACGCCGCCTTCGCAGCAAGATCATTTCCTATCGAGAAGACTACGTGTTCTATCAATGTGGTAATGACGTGCTGGATATCATTACCGGTGGGGAGTACTCCCGCCGTAAAGCTGATATCGAAGCCCGGAAGGAACAACTCCGAGCCATCGATCCCAACTTCCCTAAAGCGAAACCATAATCGCTCTCCATCCGGGTATAAGTACCTTGTACATAACCCAGGAGAACCTTATGTTTAATTCAACCGACCCAAAAGTGAAGTTCCAAGAAGACCTGAACTCTTTCAACTTCGCTGCGGCACTCCGCCAGTTCGTCTCCGACAATGTTACCTTCTGCTTCCTGCTGCTGGCAGTATCGGCGGCGGCGGCGATGGCTAATGGCGCCCGGGGAATCCTGTCACACCGTCGCGTGGGAACCATCCTGCTCGTCATCTTCGTCTGCCGTGCGTATCACGCCGGTACCAAGCACAACCGAACGATCGTAATCAAAGCCGAAACTGAGGATACCACTCATGATCATCAACAAAGTAACGACTGACCTTAAAACCTTCCGTTCCTATGGTCCGGGTGCCAAAGATAAAGCCAAGATCCTTGCGATCGTACTGGGTGAAATGGAGAATCTGGCCCGCCGTCAAGGTGGACGCACGATTACAGATGACGAAGCCAATGCGGTAATCAAACGTCATCTGCGTCATGCAGGTATTACCCTTCAGATGAACCCCGGTGACCCTACTGGAGCGCTGGTGGTTGACCTGTTGAGCAAGTACCACGTTGACAGCGTAATGGGTGACGAAGAAATGCGGGAACGGATCCTGTCATCGTCGTTGAACACCCCGAAGGACGTTTTGAAATTCCTGAATGGTTTTGGTCCGGCCGTGGATATGGCCCGAGCGAAGACTGTCGTCAGGACGATCTTCGGCCAGTAATAAACTAGCCGGCCTCGTGCCGGCGGTTTCTGTCCCACCACGTTTTTATGAGGTAAAAGACCATGACTCAATGTGTCTACTGCAACCGGGCTGCAGTCCGAGAAGTAACAGAGCCTTACGAAGTAAGCGGTGTCCGTCGTGACCACCATTTCTCCCATTGTGAATGCTGCGGTCAGGATTTCGTGACGCCGGAGCAGGATCGCACAAACAAAGCAGGAGCACACCATGAGTGAATTAAGCTTAGACGCCCAGGAACTTAACAAGGGGACGTTGTACGCTCGTGAAGAATTGCTCGGTCGCGTGTTTAAGTTGGACCTGGATGTAGCCCAGGGCCTAATCAACCGTATCGAGGGTAAAGTGTATGATAATCCTTCTTTTGAAGCTGGCGTTCATAGTTATTGCCATAAACTACTTGGCCTCTTAGGGATACAGAATATGGTACCCCGTGAAGATACCCAGCGAGATTTTGGCATTGCGGGCATGCACGTCCGGTTACAAGCCGCGTACGACTTGGCCAAAGCAGCCCACACCGGTCAGACCCGTAAGGTCACCGGCTTGGATTACTTCGAGCACCACGTCGTGCAGGTTGCCAAGGCAGTGTCCAACTACGTCATGATTCACAATCCGTCCGTCGATCAAGTGATCACCGTTCGTCAAGCTAACATGGTGTGTGCCGCTCTGCTGCACGACGTCGTGGAGGACACGAACGTGACCCTGGCCCAGATCGAGTCGGAGTTTGGCGAGCAGGTTGCTCAGTGGGTGGACGGCTTAACGCACGTGACGGTCGGTGTGAACCGGGCGGACCGTGAGTACAAGACGCAGCAGAAGCTGATCGCAGCGGCGTGGGAAGTTCGATTGATCAAGTGTTTCGACATCATGCATAACGCGAAGGATTTGGCCCAATTGGATCCAAACTTTGGTGTGGTGTGGTTTAAGGAAAAACTTGATCTCTTCGAAGGGACTGCGTTCCTGGAAGGGATTCCACCGATTGTGGCAGAATCCCTCAGGACTACTGTGACTCTTGGCTACGAGCTTTCTCAGGCCTTAAGCGCTAAGAAATAATGCCCGTTCGGCCTGGCGTCTCTTAACCAGACCGGCCATGACGACCCCAGCGGAGCGGGTCCAGGAGAGCAAGCTGTCACCAGCTGCTTGAATGTTACCCGCCCGCAAATTTCGCAAAATGCTAGAAGGCTCACCACTGCGTAAACTAATAAGTCCATCTTTGACTCCTTTCTTGCCTGGACCTACATTGTACACAAAGGACACAAGAGCATCAAACTGATTCTGCTTAAGTGGTAAGCGTAATCCGTTGATGGTGTCTTCTGCCCATGCCACATCCTTGGCAAACAGAGCGTCAATCTCTGCGTCGGACAGCGTCCGGCCATCGAACGATGCGTCTTTCACCAAGTGTCCGATACCGATGGTTGGGAAACCTTTGGCGTCAGCAGCACGGGTAATCGTTTTGCCCGTCTTGTCGTCGTACAGCTTGTTGCGACGACCTTCGAATTCTTCCATCTCGGCCCGACCGGCCGCACTTAATTTCATAGACATAATTGTCACCTCCATGGTTATTTTAAGGAAACATCATGAACGCCATCATTACCAGTTGGTCGGATTTTTGTAAGGAACTTGACGCAGCCCCCAAGCGTCTGAAACGTAAAGAATTGGACCGTTGGATACTCCGCCAGCTGGCCCGGCGCCCGAAGAAACGCTTCTCGATCTTCGAGGTTGGTGAAAACATGCAGGTGGCCAAGGCCATGACCCGGCTGTGCCGCCAAGGGTTCATCGAAACGATCCACGACGAGCGGGACCAGTTCCCGTGGACGTACTACCGGTTGCACGACAAACGTGGGCCACGCCAGCCTAAACCTATTCGTTTCGGCGACAACAGCATCCAGATGGGGGGTGACTCATGAGTCCGCTTAATTATCTGTATGCCACAATCCTGTCGGTGGTCTTAGCTCACTGGTTTTACCGCCTGGCCATCCAGCACGTTGACGACCCAGATAGCCCGCAGAAACTCGGTGTGTACCTGGGGTTCATCCTCGTAGGGTTTATGATCAGCATCCCGTTGATGACATGGCTCGGTACCCCTGGCTTAGGTCTAGTCCACTGGTGGTCGTACATTATTCCTTCTGACCAGCTTCCGTCGCGGATATTCTTCTGGATTTTCACCCTCTCACTCATGGTGGTGTTTATGTTCGGGATTTGTCTTTCTGAAGGATGGACGAATTTCACCGATGGTAGTAATCAAGATTCGTTCTGTATCGTCCTCCTCTGCTTCGCATTCTTCGGGGTAGTCGGGTTCTACCTAGGTTACCTCTTCTGTCTCACCCTTTTCCAAAACCTGATGAGGTTAGCATGATCAGACCTGACTTAATCGAACTGGCTTCCCGTGAGGAGAAGATTGAGTTCATCCTGCAAGAGCTGGCGTGCAATCCTGACGTTGCCGGCACTGATAGTAGAAACACCGCAGCGACGTTCTTCAGTCACATGTACAACCTTCGCTTCTCCGTTAAAGAATGGGATAAGGAAATCTGGCCGAAGTACCTGGAAGCGAAAAACGGTCCAATCGTGGAGCCCGAATCCCTATGATTGGAGACGACGTGCCGCGATTCCGGCGGCGCTCTCACCGTCGGCCGGTTGCGTTCATTCAGCACGCGTGGTCTAAACTGCAGTGCCTGGTCTACGGGCACTTTTACCGACCGTCGTATGAAGTCCGGGGCAGTTCCGCCCGTTACGAGTGTGAGTGCTGCGGGGAGAAAACCAAGTGGATGACCAAGGAAGAACACCACTGGTTCAACTTGATTGAATGCCCGACGTGGGGTGACCGTGGAAGCGATTCCCAGAACTACCGCTTCATCGGACCACCGGAACGTCACCGAGTGATCTGGCGTCCCGGTAAAAACCGTAAACGTTACAGGAAAACTGCATGAACAAGATCAGAATGCCCCCGGTGGAACGCACTATTGGGGAGCCAAAAGGTGGTTGGGAGAAAGGTGTGTATCTGGTAGAAGTCGCCTTCAACACAAACAACCCGATTCACAACGCGATCCTGACCGTTCAATTCCTTCGTGATACCCGCGTGGGATCCCTGAAACGCCCAGGTAGTTGCATGCCCACCAACGAAGAATTGTACTGTCCGAACTGGGAAGAAACGAATCGTATCTCAGATTTACATTACTTAAAAGTTTTGAGCAAGTCGGAGGAGTTATCGAAACATCTCCTGTAGTGATGCCGCTAATTGTGATTTTCTCCTGGATCGGTGCTTACATACTGTGCGGATACCCAGGTCCGGAACCCCTACCTTGGCCTAAAATCCTCTTTGAGTTTGGCAAAGGGCTCTTAGCATACGGGGTTTGTTTCATCAGTCTCGTTGCTATCTACATCGGAATCATCGTGCCATGCTTACAGTAATAGGGCCCTGCGTCATCGCATGGATCTCAGGGCTTGCAGGTCTTTGGAAAATCATAAAGGGGTCCAATTCGCTCCCCTTCTTCACAGCGGTAATGTTGATTGAGTCGGCATGCTGTGCGTTTTATCTACTGGTGCCATAATGTCAGCTATCGTCTACTCCATCATCTTGACTGCCATGCTACTGGTTTCATTCGGCTTCCTGATGCACTTCTTTAAGAAGCGGCCGTTGGGAGGATTCGATAAAACCGTGATCATTGCGGCTGGTTTCATCTTTGTGTTTGCCCTTGGCAACACGCTTGCGGTCGGAGCGTACGGATACAACACGATTCGTAACAACGGAGAAAATAATGCAGGATTATCTCTTTCTCGGAATTGATCCGGGCTGGAAGAACCTGGGGTGGGGTCTCGTCGACATTGACGGTAAATACGTCAGGTCTGGGACCCTCAACCCGAGCACCTTTCCACTGGGCGGTACCCCGCTCGCCCTTCTTGAAGAACTCGATCAGGAACAGAACTACATCAAAGGCGTCTCCATGGAGCGCTACGTCGTGTACCAAGGAAAGTACAATGCCGATTCTGAGCATATCCTTCTGGTAACCGGCTCCCTGCAGTACATGACCAAGTCAGATCTGGAAGCACCGCTCGACATGTACAAAGCGATCGATTGGAAAACCCCGCTCGCCAAGCACATTCACATCACCACCGGTCAGGAGAACCCATCCAATCGTCTGGATAAGGAGTTCTCAATGTTCGCCGCCGAGGTCCTCACGGGCAACCGCTTCAAGGTGGACCACGAGGCCGACGCATGCTGCCTCGCCTGGCTCGCCTGCCAGCGCTGGAAGCGGTCAAATCCCAAAAGATAAGCTACCCTATTCCCGACCTGCAAAACCTCTCTGAACGCCTTACAGAGCGTCTCAGAGGGTATCTTTAAATCACTCTATATATAGAGGACTTTATGACTAATGACGAAATGATTGTGGCGTTACTGGATGACACTAACGTTCAAGAAGCTATCCTGGCAATGAGCCGTCGCGGTGCCCTTACGGAGGAGACCCTCCCTTCCATGATCGGTCAGTACCACCAGCTGTGTGGCGCCTTCTGCACCCGTTTGTTTGAAGTGAACGTGCAGGAGAATCCGGAAGTCGGCAAAGACAACCGCGTTGTTCCTTTCATCACGTTAGGACAGCCTGGCAACTTCATGGGCCCGAGCGACGATGTCATTTTCCACTTGGCAAAACAAGCGGGTGTCGAAGTGGACAACGTCGAAGAGTACGTCACCTCACAGGTTACTGCCGGCAACGAAGGTACTCCCAATCTGGTGCACGGACTGCTGAACGCCGATGTTCTCGGTACCTACCTGAGTGAGCTGAAGGTGGCTCAAATGGTTGAAATGATGATGAAGGAAATGCCCGGTGATGATGTCATGGGTGATGTAGTACCGATGTTTGGCGGTGGGGTGAAACATTAATGAATGAACAACTCTACCAGATCTTTCGTCCGGTCTTTTCCGGCGAAGAGTTCAAAGCGGCCCTCCGCGACGCCGCCAACACCCGACAAGCCCACGCCGCCGCAACCCTCCGGAAAGAACCCGAAAGCGTCGAGTTCGCCCTGAGGAACATCGCCTGCCTTCATCGTTTCGCAGCAGCTCAAGCAGAGTTATTCCGTCAGGTGGATCCGGCAGCGGTGGAAGAGGTCGGATTCGTCTCCCTGGTGCTCTTCGGTTGTGACTCTCGTATCTTCCAGTTCATGCTCTTGGCATTGAACGACGAGCCTTCATTCACCAAGGAAGCTTACGATCGGGTGAAGGAAGCGAACGCGAGAGTCGACCTTAATGAGATCGTGGCAGGCAACGGATCCTTGACGGACGCTCTCATCTGGTTGCATCATATGGGCTCCAGCATGGGCCGCTATGTCGTCGACTGGACGGTTGCGACCTCGCAAGATGCCGTAGCCCGGGCCTATAAGGACCTCTGGAACGCGTAATGTTCCAACGACGTACCAACGAAAAGCCTTATCCCATGCGGGTTTGCTCGGAGTTGGTACGTCGATACGTTTGGTACGTCACTTTTGACACCCTTTATAGTGTAACTGTTCCCCTATACTATAAACTACTTACTAAGGCTTTTTTAAAGATATATAGAGAGTCAGTATGCTTGGGTAAGAAAGCT